ATTATTCAAGTGTAAGCTTGGATATAAACGCCCTTTAAATATTAAAAAAAATGGCACAATTTAATTTAGAAACCTTTTTTGCTTCCGCTAAACAATTTAGAGGTGGCAAGTTCGTATGGTGGAAGGACGCCAATCACGAGGAACGTTCCAATGTTCTCTATGGCTCTACCATTGCAAACCCGTATAAGGGTTTTGGCTATGCTTTTGCGGCTGACTTGTACGAATACAGATTGTGGAAACCGGGTTTCCTTCTGAAAACGTTTAAGGTGGCAAAGGCTACGAATGCTGGTACAGACACTACTTTATATGTAGATGGTTCTGGCTATTCTCACATTCCCGAAGTAGGCAATGTACTTATGAAAGCTCCCGATACAGTTGAAACTACGGGGCAGTCTGGTAAGGTTACATCTGTTGAGTTCGATGAAGAGAACAAGCAGTTTATTCTTACTGTTGACACTGCAATCGGTGCTCTGACTACTGATGATATTTTGGTTGAAGCTGCTGATAGCAAGGGTGATGTTGCAACTGCTGCTGCTGCCGACGCTACTGTGTTGGTTAAAAACCCGAATACCTTCATCGAAGTAGATACACAGTTCGCTCCGACTGATGGTCGCTGGGGAGTTACAGATGTTCAGCACAACATCAACACTGTTTATGGCAAGCGTGCATTTGTTGAACGTATGCAACCGCTTCCGAAGTATGTATTGGCTAAGAACCGCAACTACATCGAAGGTGTATTTGAAATCTAAAGGAAAGGAGTAGAATTATGGCAAACGCATATAAATATCAATTTAATCCCGACGAGTTAGTAAGCCAACTCTATCAAAGAGGCTTGGTAAACTCTGACGGTACGAGCGCATTTATTCAGACGCTCATTGACGAGAAAATCGTCATGGATGCAAACCAGTTCTTCTGGCAGGAACACTTTACTGTTGATGGTGGCAAGTACCCTATTGACATGAGCCGCCCGAAGCTTGACCCTGCTTATACTATCTATAATGTTACTCGTCGCCCCGTTCCGATGGCTGATGCAATGACACCGTTGAGTGAAGTTGCTCAGATGGATAACGAAGGCTGGGAACAGAGAACTGGTACTATCCCTCAGTTCGGTAAAGGCTTGTTTGAAACTTCTCTTTCAAAAGAGGAATTGAAAGCACGCTTGAATGAACTTGGTGAAGCTAATGCTACTTTGTTGGAAGGTTATGTACGTGGTGTTGCTGACTTGATTAAGACACACAACTACCGTCTTTCTAACATTGCCGCACAAGCTTTGTCTAAGGGAGGTCAGTACAGCAATGCTGATTCTCGTGGTATGTCCGGTGTCGTACATGAGTTCCCGAAGTATGTCCCTGCTGAAAACTTTGTTAAGGCTGGTAAGGAAGTATGGACGAACGCAGAAGCTAACATTCCGGAACAAATGGCAAAGATTGAGAAAGATTTCCGTGACCGTACTGGATTTACTGGTACAATGGAATGGGATTTGCCGTATGACATGGTTATCACTCACTTGCTGAACAACAAATACTTCAAGGAAGAAGTTAACCGTTGGATTCGCTTGTATGCGCCCGATAAAGTTATTGTTGTTACTAATGGTACTTCCGGCATTGATACTAACATCATTTCTTGGGAGCAGCTTATTCAGTATTCTCGTTCTTCTGTATCTAAGATTTCTCCTATCCGCATTGTGAAAGAGGAACAAGTGGTACAAGACATCAAAACGATTAAGACTGTACAAGGATGGAAGGCTGGCGTAGCAGTTCTGCGTCCTATCGGCTTTGCTGGTCGTGTTGTTCACTCTGATGTTGCCGATGTTATCTTGTTGCAGCGTGAAGCAAACAAGACGATTGACTATTCAATCGCTTCTGCACAGAATGACTTGGTTTATATTATTAACAAGGTAGTTCCTAACGGTATCTACAAGGCATATCATACTGATGCTATCGGTCGTTATATGCCAGTGCTGACCGAGTTTATGGAACACATTGTTGTTGATACTACGTCTGCTGGTTCTTAAACTTGGAGGGTTATATATGACTATACTTGAATGGCTTTCTTCATCTTGTCGGTATTCGTTTGAGGAGAATACATTTATGAGAATTGCTCTTGACCGCGGCATCACAGATGTAAACGAGGATGCTATGACGTTGACCCAAGAACAAAAGGATTTAATGACTGCCGATATAATATTTACCGCAGTGTTGTTAAGCCCTTCAAGTACAGCATCTCAATCTGCCTCTCATAATAACTTCCAGCGTACAGTTGGGTCAGAGACGGACATCTATCAGAGTAATAAAATAAGTTATGCTTTGGGCATATATAAGAGATACAATGACCCTAATTACGAGGTTCTTATCTCTGCTCGTCCAAAGATTAAACTCTTGAAAATTATAGATGTGATATGATTTCATTCAGTGACATAGAAGAATTTCCTTTTTCGGGACGTATATACAGAATCATCGAAAGTTCTATGGGCGACGATGAAGAAGATACCGTCTACGAAGGAGTAATGGACGTGAATCTTTCTGTTGCTGAATCCGGTTCGACCGCTCAAACAAGCGACTACGTTGTTTCTATTCCTTTGATAAAAGGAGAGGACGGGAAGTATATTAATCCAGTACGTAATGAAGACTGGATAGAATGTGATGTTATGGGAGAGCAAATTAAGATGCAAGTTGATAACAGCATACCTTCGATGTTAGGTGCTATAACTATATATGCAAATAGAAAAGGTGGATGGCGATAAAAGTAAAAGTTGATTTGAGTGGTTTGAAAAGGGTTCGGCAAGAACTGTTTGACAGACTTGCTGGCGAGCAAACCCAGCGACTAATAGCCTATGCACCCGAATTGTTGAAGAAAGCATATTCTGAAAGCGGATTTACCGACCAGACTTACAACTTGGCTGATAGTTATATTTGGGCTGTGTTCTATCAAGGCAATTTGCAGGGGAGCGGCTACTTATATCCGTATCAGATGGCAACTAAAAACTCAAAGTATCATGGCAAGCTGATAGATGGAAGAAAGCTTGCTGACGAGTTCTTGGTAAATTATACTCCTGCCACTTATATAGGATGGGACTTGGTGCTGGCAGCAACAGTACCTTATGCTCCTATATTGGAAGGAGGGAATGCCGGAAATCCAAGACGAAGGTTTGAAGTGTTATCAACCATATATGATGATATTAAGGAAGATTTTGCAGGAAAGGCAACTGTTAAAACAATAGGGATATGAGCGTTCCGTTTCAAGAAAAAGTAATTGGTGAAAGATTATATCAAGTAATCAATAGAGGTGTAGTGGGGACACCATCAAGGATATATGAATGTCCTTGTAAACAAATCCCATGAGTTTAATTGATGCAAGGCGAATGCCGATATACCAATATGTTTATTCTCTCTTTATAGATAAGGTCACAAAGTACATCTATCCGATGGAAATGCCTACCAAGCTGGAAGAAGAGATAAACGCTGGCGGCTTCATGGTTATCCGTCTGGGAGAAATTAAGGATAAGAGCCAGTTCAACTTGAATGCTTTTGCGAGCGTTCGCGTGACAGTTGAGATGTATATCCCTCCCAAAACAAGAGGTCGGCTTGATACCACCTTGCTGGAAAAGTATGAAACAAGCATATCCGACATTGTGAATGCAGAAGTTGAGAAAGCCGGGGGAAAATACGACATCTCAACTGACGGTATATTGTCAACTGATGATATATATAATGAGAGCGACAATCTGTTCTTCATGTATATTAAATCATTTATAATCAACATAAAATAACTATTAAAAAATTAGACGAGATGGCTACACAAGATTTGTTGACTTACAAATGTAAGTCTTTAGGCTATGCGGATGTCGGGGCTGGTGCAGAAGCTTCTTATACTCCTCTTATGGGTGTGTTGGAAGGTTTGTCTATCAGTCAAGAAACCGCAAGTGAAAGTGCTATTAACGGTGAGTTCTATGATACTCCGCTTGATAGCGTGAGTACACTTGGTTCTTACAAGATTGAATTTGACTTGGTTAAGTACAAACCGGAAGAGATTGCCGCTATGGAAGGCGGTAAGTTTACCTCTTCTACTGGCATGTACACAATGCCTTCTTCATTCACCAACGTTTACAAGCAGTTCAAGTTAGAGTTCTACAATGGTATTGACTACATTGTTATTTACAAAGGTAAGATTGCTACCAATTGGGACGGTACTGATTTGAAAACTGCTCCGTTGAAACTGCACATTACTATCACTGCTTTGGTTGATGATGATGGCAAGACGGTCGAGATGAAGATGGCTGAACCTGGTGGAGGCTAAGACCCATTATAAATCAAGAGAAAGGGCAGTGGCTTGTTTGCTGCTGCCCTTTTTTCTTTAATGCACAAATGACAATGGAAGAAAAGGATTTGATTATACCGGACGAGCTAAAGAGGGAAATATCAGAGATTATGACTGACAATCCTACGCTTGTCAAGTTAGGAGATAAGCAGTATAAGGTGCATCGGTTGAGGGCATACTCATACCAGCGTATTTTCCAATTAGCGTTGAAATTACAAAAGGAAGAGGATATTAAGGATGATAAGAGCATGATGTACGCTCTATGTACAGACTTGGACGTAAGTTCCGAGATTGTAGCAATCATTCTTGTTAATCACCTCTTCTCACCAGATGATATAACCGATTATGCGAGTGCGATAGAAGTTATGAGCAGAAATGACAAACTGATAGCTTTTATGAAGGCTCGTATTCTCAACTCCGTATTTGAGCCTGCTCAATGGGCGGCAATCATTATTGAGGCAATTAACAGCATCGACTTATCACCGGTTTTTACGGTGCTCATATCGGGGAAGGCTCTTATGGTTTCGCAGACGAATATGAGGAAGAAGGTAGCGGAACAATTAACATTATGGCGGCAAGCCAAATCGGAGATTTAGGTGATTTCATACGTAGCTTTCCGCAGTTTACGTATGACGATTATCTTTATAGATTGTCTATGGCACAAGTTCTTTTCTTGACAGTAGACAGCACCCATATCAAGTATTTGCGTGGCAAAGATAAAGAGATATGGGAGAAGTTTTGGAAACGACGTAAAAGTGATAGAAGTGAGTTGCAAGCACCTAAACGTAGTGTGTTAGATACCATACCAAGAATAAAATAAAAAGTAGCAGCGATGGCAGACAATAAAGATGTAGTTATTAGTGCTTCAATGTCTGATAAGGACTTGTTATCAAGCATTGATGAAACTCTAAAGAAGACGGAAAAGCGTCTGGAAGATTTCACCAACAAGTTGGAAGGTAAGTTGGCGAGTGTGGAGGGCTTTGCCGACCAATTGGGTAAGAATATTGGTAAGGGCTTAGTTGATGGCTTTAACCAGCAAATCCGTCCTTTGGAAACGAAGATTTCCGAGTTGGAAGCCAAGCTTAAAAGTTTGGGGGCAACTAATATTGCACAAGGTAATACTGCTGCCACGCAAGCTGCTACCACGACTGTATCTGTAGACATTAATTCTATGAACCAAGCCTTGCAAGTTGCCAATAATTTGCGAGAAGTATTTTCTAAAATACAAGGAAACACTACTCGTATTAAGAATAATATGGAGCAATTGGCTACTGTTAAAACTGATGTGCAAGAGGCAAGAATTAATGTTCACGTTGCTCAAAGGGAGAAGCTACTTCAAAGAGAAATATTGCTCCGGCAGCAGACTGCCAACTTAGCAGCAAGAATAGCAAGAGAAGAGGAGAAGAGTAGAATATCACAAGGAGGTCAAAGCTACGAAAAGGCTATGGCTATGGGCAATAAGTCAATTCAAGAAAGGACTGAAAAGCTAAAAGCCTTGCAGATTGTACAACGTAATCTCTCCACGGATGATGCAGAATATGCAATGAAGCTTCGTAATGTCAATAAAGCTATGGAGGACTTGAAAAAGCAAAATGCGGAAGCTTTATCCAGTGGTATTCAACTTCAAAAGGCAAATAACAGTTTAGCTGAATCATTTAAGAACTTAGGTAAAAGAGTTCTGTTCTATACTGGATTAGGAGCGTTAACTGGCTTTGCAAAAAGTCTTATGGACGTTAGAGGTCAGTATGAATTACTTGAACGTTCGATTGGTGCTGTACTTGGTGACTTTGAAAAAGGTTCTCAGATATTTCGGGAACAACAAGAATTAGCATTAAAATCTCCATTTACCGTATTGGATTTGGCTGGTGCTACGAAACAGCTTGCTGCCTATAATTTTGAAGCGGAAGAGCTTGTAGACGTTTCAAGACGTATGGCAGATATTAGTGCTGCTCTTGGTGTCCCTATGGAACGTCTGACCTACAACTTAGGACAGATTAGAGCACAGACTGTTCTTACAGCAAGGGATGCTCGTGACTTTGCTAATGCTGGTCTTTCTATAACTACAGAGCTTGCTAAGATGTACACTGAACAAGAAGAAAGAATTGTTTCAGTAGGTGATGTCATGGATAGAATGTCTAATAAGATGGTTTCCTTTACTGATGTAATGAAAGTTTTAAATCGTTATACAGATGAAGGCGGTATGTTCTATGACTTCCAAGCAAAGCAAGCTGAAACTTTAGCAGGACAGTTATCTAACTTAACCGATGCTTATGACTTCATGCTAAATGAGATTGGTAAGGAGAATCAAGGCATGTTAACCGGAAGCATATCTCTTGTAAGAAGTCTGTTTGAGAATTGGCGAAGTGTAGCTAATATATTGACTGTTGTCGCTGCTGCTTTAGGGTTCTATAAAACAGTTCAACTGGGAACTGCCGTTGTACAACTTGCTGCTAATATAAACTTGCAGAAGTACGCTGAATATTTGAAAATAGTGAAGGCTGCATTGAGAGATAAGGCGAAAGCAACAGAGATTGCCAATAAATCAACTGAAAAATTAAATAGTACACTTGTTGCTGTTGCAAAAAATCCTTATGCTATAGTAGCTGCTGGATTAGCTACTTTGGGAGTTGTCATTTATCAAGCATATACAAATGCTACTAAGTTTAGAAAAGAACTGGAAAGTATTACTGCTGGCGGTCTTATAAATGCACAGCAAATGACTTCTGATTTTGACGCTTTAGTAAAGAAGTTGAATGAATCGGAAAAAGGAAGTAGAAATTTTAGCGATGCTTTGAAGGAGATAAACAATACTTATGGCTCATATCTCCCCAATATGTTGACTGAAATCAACTATGCTTCTGAACTTGCTAAAAATTACAATAAAGTTGTAGATGCTATTTATAATAAAGCAAAGTCACAAGCTCTTGAAAAGAGTTATCAAGTAATAACAGAAAAGTACTCTGAACAACAACAAGATGCTATTGCCAATATTATAGAGAAAATGACAGAAGGAGGTATCTCTAAAGTAAATGCACAAGAGATTACCCGAAACTTTGTTGCAAGTTTGGATAAAGGACTTTCCAAAGGTGAAACTTATATGGCAAGATTCTACTCTATCTCTAAGAAGTATCTTGGCGGTTCTACTGCTGAAATGGAAAAGCTTAATCCAGTTGTTCAGTCTTTATTTGGTTCATCCGGAAGCATTGACAAGTTAGGTAAGGCGATTACAGAGCAAAAGAAGGCTATTCAAGAAGTTCGCGAAGCCAGCGATATTATCAGCAATAGACCAACCTATTCCAGCGTAGTAGAAGGTCAAGCAATAGATAATATCAATGAGAAATACAAGAAGCTGGAACAAAATCAGAAGAACGAGAAGCTAAGACTTATCGAACTTCAAGCTGCATATAAGAAGCTTGGTAATACTTATATGTACGACCAGATAACCGAACAACTTCAAAAGTACAATGTAGAGTTAAAAGACTGGCAGAAGAATGTTAATTCTATTGTTCAGAAGGCTGGCGGTGGTGCTGGTGCAGGTTTTGCCATTAAGCAAGACGAAGATATTTGGAGTTATATTGACCGATTGAAAAAGGAATATAGGTCGCTTACTGCACAACAAGAAGAAATATCTAAAGGTCTTACTGCAAGTCCCGAAGAAAAAGAATATGTTGCCAATCGTTTGAAAGTTGCAAGACAAATTGCCTCTGCATTAAATCTTGACCTTAGCACTCAAAAAGAGATGAATAAGGCAAAGAAGGAGGAAATGGATTTATTGAAGCAACAGATTAAGTTGGTAGATGATATTCAAAAGAAGTTCTTGCAGCTTGTAAAAGACACTGGTAATATAACTTATGCTACTGAAAAGGTAAAGGAAGCTTACCAAGACTTATTCGACAATGCGTTTAAAGGTGTCAGTGTTGATATTAACGACTTGATTACCTTTGATAAAGGTAGTGCTCCAAAGTTTTATAATAAGATAGCTGAAACCCTCAAATCGCCAGAAGCTAAACAGTTGGTTGCTGGGAAGAAAGCACAAAGTGAGATTGAATATTCTATCTCTATAAACTCTGCAAGTGTTGCTTTGGCAAAACGCAAGATTGAGGGAATGTTTCAAGGCTATGAGCTTGAATTGGATATAGAGAATGCTGGGCAGTTCGGTTCACTGTTCGCTGGTTTGTTTGAGTATGACCCCGTTTCACTTGAACAGTTGGAGGCTGATGTTAATGCTACATTGAATAGTTTGAGGGAAAAGGTTTCATCCTTCCAAGAAGAACAAGAAACATTGCAGGATTTAATCAATAAGAATCCTAATGATGAAAGGGTTAAGAGTTGGCAAAGTTCTCTTGACACTATGGTTAAGAGTGAGAGTGATGCTTCAAAGGCTATTGAAGATATTCAGAAAAGATTAAGCGATACTATCAAGAAAGCTGCATTGGATGATTTCAAGAACTTCCAGTCTATTGCAGACAAGTACGCTGAAATGGAGGATAAGATAGCAGAGGTCGAAAGAAAACGTTTGGAAGACCAAGCTTCTATCTCCAATAGAGTTACTGAGGCAACTTCTGATTTGGCAAAGCTGGAATTGCAGTTGTCTGTGACCGAAAGCCCCAATGTAAGAGCAGAGATAGAAAGTGAGATTGAAGAAATACAAAACTTTATAAACGAGAAAGCCCCAAAGCTCTCTCTTGCTGTTGATACTGGTGCGGAACAAGAAAAGACTAAGATAGCTTTTGAGGAATGGAAGAATACTTCCAATGCTTGGGAGAAGTCGTTTCAAGACTTAAGTATTATAGGTACTATCTCTTTAAATCAAATGATTGACGAGATAACTAAGTTTGCAGAGGCTAATAAAGCTAATATGCCAATAGACCAATACAAAGAACTATTAGCACGGATTAAGGCTTTAAAGACCGAAGTAAATTCTCGTAACCCATTTGCTGCTCTTGCCAACCAAGTTAAAAACTTAAAAGATAAGCTGAAAGAAAGCGAAAATCCTTTTAAAGACTTATTAGCTAATATAGAAGAACTTGGAATGATGGTAAGTTCTGTAGGGAATATATTTGAGCAGATGGGATTTTCGGAAGGTGTCACTGATACTATCTCAACAGTAGGAGAAACTATACAAGGAGTTGCCCAAGCTGCTGATGGAGTTAAAGATATAATGTCGGGCAATTTTATTAGCGGTGGTATAAAGGCTGTTGGTGGTATCTGGAAAGGAGTATCAGCCATATTCAATGCCGGGAACAAGAAAATTACAAGAGAGGTTGAAAAGAGTGAGAGAAGCGTTAAGCAATTAGAGAACGCTTATAAGAATCTTGAACGTGCTGTTGATAAGTCGATGGGTAAAGCTGAAATTTCAGCGCAGAAGGCAGCTATTGCAAATCAGAAGGCACAGCTTGCAGAAGTTCAACGTCAGCTTCAACTTGAAAAGAGCCGGAAGAAGAAAAACCGCGACCAAGACAAAATCATAGAATTAGAGGGTCAAGTTACCGACTTACAGAATGCCATTGATGATGCTACTACTAATATAGTAAACACTTTGCTCGGTACAGATGTAAAATCTGCCGCAGAAAGCTTTGCCGATTCTTGGATTTCAGCTTGGAAAGAAGGTGCTGATACAATGGCAAATTTAGAGGAGAGCTTCGATGATTTAATAACAAATATGATTGTCAAGTCGCTTGCTTCTACGATTGTCGGAGAACGGTTAAAGAGCATGTTTGCTATGGTTAAGAGATTTACCGAAGAAAACTCTGCTGGCGGTGTAGGTATCACTACCGAAGAAGCCAAACAGATAGCTGACTTAGGTAAAGAGTTAATTCCTTTGATAAACGAGGACTTAAAGAACTTGATGGGTCAGCTTGGTATAGAGTTCGGTAGTGGAGTGAAAGACGCAGCCCTTTCTTCCTTACAGAAAGGAATCTCTTCGGTGACCGAAGAAACTGCTGGGGCTATTGAAGCTTATTTAAATATGGTTAGTGGGCAAGTGTTCCAACAAACTACTATTCTGCAAGGTATATGGGATATGACTAATGTCAATGCAGGAACGATGTCGCAGATGTTACTTCAAATGAGAAGTAGTTATCAGATACTTCAAGCCATTCAAGTTTGGACGGTAAATATTTCTACTGCCGCAGGAAATGGTGTAAATGTTAGGATATTACCCGATTAATTAATATATTTGTAGTGAGGGAGATAGATAAAGGTCGCTCCTTTGTTGAAAGTGGTTACGGTGCACTTCTCCCTCACTATTATTAATACCGTATAAACATCGTAAATATGAAAGAAAATAATGATTTAGGAATATTGATTCCTATTAAAGAGAACAACGGACAAAAAGCGGTTAACGCACGTGATTTACATGCTTTTCTTGAAAGCAAGCAACAATTTGCTGATTGGATAAAAGGGAGAATCAGTAGATATGATTTTGAGGAAGGAAAAGATTTTGAAGTACTTTGCTTTGACTATCAAGGTAACTTATTGAATATCAGACATCATAATTTTATGAAGACTGATAATCAGCAAGTTAGTAAAATAGAATATGCACTGTCAATTGGAATGGCTAAGGAGTTGTCAATGCTTGAAAACAATGAACGAGGAAAGCAGGCAAGAAAGTATTTCATTACATGTGAGGAGAAGGCTGTTTCCGGTATCACATTGCCTAACTTCAATAATCCGGCAGAAGCCGCAAGAGCATGGGCTTTGGAGTATGAAGCAAAACAGCAGGCGTTACTTGAAGCTAAGGAGGCACAAGACAATGTTAAACGCTTGGTGCATGATTCTAAAACTTATACTGCTGGCGAGATTGCAAAGGAAGTTGGTTTGAGGTCTGCAATAGAACTTAACAATCGGTTAGCTAAGATGGAAGTTCAGTTCAAGCAAAACGGCACATGGCTGCTGTATGCGAAGTATGCCGACTTAGGTTACACTTCTGTAAAGCAAACGGTGTTGGATAACGGACGCATTATCTATGACAGAAGGTGGACGGGTGCTGGACGAGATTTTATTGTTTCTTTGTTTAAAGAGGATGAATAAGGTAGATATAAATTTGATAGCGGACTATACAGTATTAAAATTGCATAAGAAGGATATAGATATTATTCCTTTGCAATTACAAAAGTTATTGTATTATATTCAAGCATGGCATATGGTCTATTTTGGACGAGAGAACACATTATTTGATGAAGTGCCTAAAGCTTTTATGTGTGGAGCTATCTACCCTACTATTTATAAAAGGTATGAACAAGTAAATACTTATAGCTTTATTCCATTGCCTAATATAAATAGTTTAAAAGAATTGAATCTTGAAGAAGAACAATATAAATTCTTAGATTCTATATATGAGCATTATGGGAAAATGTCACATGATAGATTGGTTCAGCTAAACTTTAATAGTCAACCGTGGTATGAACAAAGAGAAGGCTTAAAACCTTTTGAAGCATCTGACAGAGATATATCACTTGATAGTATGTATTCATTTTATAAAAAGAGGCTAAAACATGGAGCATAACTTACTATACTTTTACAAAAACTCACTTCTTCGTAATCTATGTACAGATTTCAAAGGAGCGTGGAATATGTGTAAAGAAGATAAAGAAAAACTCTTTAATCTATCTATGCACCAGCAGAGCATACCATATTTAGCTACTGCCATATATCAAGGTTGGGGATTGTCTATAGACTATGTTAAGGATAACTTTAGTGATTACATAAATGCCAAATATGTAGGTACTAATTGTGACAATGTGGCTGGAGATTATACGTATAGTTCTTGGTATGATTTTGATGCAGACATTGAACTTAATGAAGATATATGTAGCTTATGCCGTTGTTCTTGCCAACTAATAGTTCAAGAGATAAAATGCCCCATACTATATATACACAATAAATCAAATATTACCTTATCTTTGGACGGATTTAATACTGTTCGTATTTATCTATTTGACGAAAGTAATCTATATATTCCTTATATATGTAATAATAGTTCTGTCATTGTATATAAATACTCCGATAAATGTAAGGTTGAAGTAGGTGATAATGATGGCAAAATAAAAATATGTCAAAAGAACTTGGATTCTTTGATGTGGTATAATAAGGAGGAGCAAACTAAGAACTTAAATATAATATAGACATGTTAGGAGCAAATATATATTTCGTAAAAGCTGGTATTGAAGACTATACCGACTTCACAGTTAAATGGAAAGGTCTTCGTATATTGAAGATGGACGGATTTCTTGCACAAGGAGAACCCAAGAATATCTATACGGCTTCTTGGATTAACAGCAACAAGGAAGATGTCTTCGTACCGGATAAAGTGTGCTACGAAAATCCCGATGTAGAGATTTCGTTTATCATAGATGATTTCCACGATAGTACGGTTGATGTTCGTACGGTTCACAAGAACTTCATTAGTTATATGACAAGTCATCAAGTGACTATCAAATCTGAATATGCTGGTGCAGAAAGTAAGTTTGTATGTTTGGATTCTTACGAACCTACAACTATAATAGTCAATCGTCCTACTGGTAGGAACTATATTATGGGTACTTTGACTATGCACCGTATAGACGAGAACACCTATCTTTAACTAATATAAAAGCACCTACTTCGCAGCAGATGCTTTTTAAATATAAAGTCAAGATAAACAGAGTTGCGGCAACAACTCTGTTTTAAAGCGGACGAACGCATCTCAGAACTAAGCATCTCGGAACTTAAAATCTTTTTCAATATGGGGGAATATACCATTGAAATTGAAATGCGCTCAATCCACTGCAAATATACGAAAACTTATTGATATAAACATTATGTTGAACCAACTAATGTAATCTCCAAGAGCTTTCCAGCCCCACTTCCCGTTTTAGTATTATAAATATAGCAATTTGTATAGGCTATTTTACCCACATTGTTTTTTCCTCCCGATGTCATACATGGAATAGACACTACATAGTTATTGTTACTATCTGGTCCAGAAACAATGCTTGCCATTCCTTTCCCAAATTCATATTGGTCTATTCTAAAATTGCCACTATAGTTAATAGTTTCAAGTGATACACTAAAGTTCTTTAATGCTGCTAATCCTGCTGCCGCTTTGTCATGTATAGTAAAACGATATTGATAATAACTGGTTGAGTTATCATTAACTCTTGGGGTTGTACTCCCAACTACAGAATACTGCAAATAACCTTGTATTGGAAATTGGGATAAGGTATATCGAGCTAAAATTGGTGCAGAATTTCTTCTTGTACTCGATATGCCTCGATATGCTTTCATATTAGTATCTAACGATTCTTTCCATTTAAGTCTATCGCTTGCAAATACACCATCAGTAATAAATAATACTATTGCAATATCTTTACTCAATTTACCTTCCCAATCAATGCTATTATCAACTAAGAATAACGGTATTTTGCCGCCAGTAAAACTTCTACCAAATATCTTATAGTATGCTTTTTTCTTACTTATACTACATATTGCAATAGCTAACTGATTCTGCTTACTATTGTTTAGCATCTTATCAATGCTTAGTTGCCCCGATGTACTTGTTTCAAATAATAGTGCATTTACATTTATGATGATAGCTGCGTCCGGTGAAGCACTACTTGGCAATGTAAATGAGAATATAGGATTAGCTCCATGATAGTACCCATTAAAATCAGTAGCCCTATAAACACCTTTACTTCCACTTGGTTGCTTATAATATATTGAAGCAGCCATCAGATTATCTACTGTTGGTGATATTGCTGTTGCATTTTCAAATCCATAATGTATAGCTTTAATTTGAGCTTCACTTAACTCAGTTACACTATCATGCACCATTGGATGTCTTTCTGCCCATATATTAACCTTATCTGATATACATTGAATTCCTAAGTCTGTACTACTTATACCAATAACTGTTGGTATATCAGTAGCTATATTGACTGGCGCAGTTATTCTTCCTCCACTATTTGACATATCGCAAGTATTAAGTTCTTGGAGAACTTGGTAACTTGCATTTGTGGATAATTATGTTTACCTTTGTGTAAAAGTTTAAGATACAATGTATTATAAAGAATGATATGAAAAAGAAAATGAGAGTTGTTAACGGCTTCAATGCTGCTATGGGTAGCACAAAGCCATGTTTCTTACCAAGTTCTCCAAGAACTAAATAGTTTATTTATGCCAATATCAAGTGGGAAAATCATAGCACCCGTCAGTATTGATGATGTCCGCACAGCATTGGGTGTATCAAGTTATGATTTAGGTTATTTGTGCAAGAATACTCATGGTAAAACAAATATGTGGGCAAAGTATAAGCCCGTAATATACCCATCAGAAAATATTAATCTTACAAACTCAAATTGGTGGAAAAGTAGTAATGGGAATTGTGGTATTGATACAAGCGGTGCGCAGGCTGGTACTTATAAGGATATAGTAAGTAAAATGACCTCTGACGGTTCAAATGGATATAAGTATTCACCGCCACAAGGAGGAAGCAATGCACCTTTCCGGCTTCTTGACTTTGAAGGGTATATGCCGGAAGCAATGGCGCCAATTCACTCGTTTACAGTTCCAAAGCAAGTAGATAATCTAAGTGGCAGCACCTTTTTTGCCACAGTAGCTTATAATCCATCATCTTCAATGGGAGGAAGTCTATCGTTAAGTGATATAGGTGGATTGGTATGGCAGGGCGTGGCTTATACATTAGGGGATATGTACTTTGGTGTATATATGGTTCAGAAAGGAGGAACAAGGTCGCAACGACTGACTGCTGATAGTCCGGGGACAATGCAAGTAAAAGTGCCTACAAATGGATTACCAGTAAACACATATAATGTCTATCCCTTCTTGTCTACTGTAAAGCTTGGCATACTGGACACGGATAAGGCTGCTGGCTATTTCACTTTGCCTAATACTAAGGTTGCCGAGATACAAGTAGTAAGTACCACATATAATATCATCATCAATGCTGGTATTGGAATGATTGCAACTGCATTGACCGTGACTGTTCAAGTCAAGAACCCGACAAGTTCAAGCAAGACCTTTACTAATAATTGGCTGTGGGTTCGCTTCGCTAAATATGACTTGTTTGACCCACTGATGCTTGGTGAAACAAAATTAAAGTTAGGAACATTCACTGTGGCTGCTGGTGAAACATACACAGTTATTAGAAAGATATTTGATATAGAAGCAGACGAATCCTATAAGGTCTGGGTTACTCTTGATTCATCGAGATATACAGATTCCGTAGTGCCTCTACTACCAACAACGTAACAATAGAAAAGGGAAACTTTCACAAGCTCCCCCTAACCTCTAAATAAACTATGTAATATGCAACAAATACTATTCTCCTACAAGAACTTCCTGCAAGTCCATGATGGTACTTACATTGAAGTCGTTGGAAGCGATGTACTTTCCGAAAGCATCCTCACTCAACTTGTCATAGGTGAGTTCGTTTTCTTTGTCGCCCTCTTCCTTCATCAGCTTCTCAATGGTATTGTTGAAGTTTTGGAAATACTCATTGAGTTCCTTGCGCTCCTCAAAGGAGTATTCAACTTCCTTTCCTTGTGACTGCATTTCCTGCCAGTGTTGGGCTTTCTTCTGCATCTCTTCCATTTTATCGTCTTTCAGCTTCTCGTGTGTCAGCTTGACAAATTCCTCATAGCCTTCACTGATTGGCTTAATGGCTCTCAATGCTTTAATAACTTTAAACTTGTCAGCATCCTCCATCTTAGTGAGTTTGCTGTCGTTCATTGTCTTATAAACGCTTACAATTTTAGATGTTTTCATTATTATATTGTTTTTAAAATGTTTCTATAAAAAGCATCTATTTTCACAAACCGATGCTCAAAATGAATAACTTACAAAGTTTTAATAAATAAAGGCATGTTAATAGTATCTTTCCTTTTCCTCACTCCATACAAACTGATGGTCGCAATGCTTGCATTTAGAATTGACGCCACGAGGGAGGTCAATTTCTTTTCCGCAGTTGGGACATACAGCATTATAAGGAGGATAAACTTGGATAAAGTGTCGGTTAAACTTGGCAACTCCATCTTCTCCGGAATCTCCGAACTTATCCACATATATTTTGATAGCGTTGAGCAGGTCCTTTGCATCGGCTGCGTCAATGTCCTTGTATTTCTCTTTCAAGAACTTCGCCAATATCTTTCTTAGGTCTTCTGCATTGAAGTCAATGTCTTCAAGCTGCAAGGCAGTATCTTTGATATTCCTATCATGCTCTGCCCTAAGAAACCTTATAGTTTCTTTAATATCTGTCCGTTCAAGATAGTCTGTAACTTCCAAGCTGCATCTTTCAC